GATACGTCATCTTTAAATGTTGCAGCACCTGCTACTGTAACAGTGCCACCTACAAATAAGTTACCACCTATTGTTGCATTATTAACAGAGATGTTACCTTCTACAGAGGCTGTAATTCCTGTTAAGTTAGAACCATCTCCAAAGAAAGCTGATGCACATACTTTTGCATTAGTTGCTTGAACATTAGCACCACTGATTGTTACTGTTCCACCTATGTTAAGACTAGATGCTAGACTAACTGCACCTGCTATAGTTACTGTAGATCCAAAGTTAGCTGCTCCTCCAACACTGAGTGATGAAGCAAGACTGACTGCTCCTCCGACTGTGACTGTACCTAGTAGTCTTGTGTTACCTGATACTGAGACATCATCTTTAAAAGTACCTGCACCTGTAGCTAAGAATGTACCACCTACTGAAGTATTACCTGTTACGTCTAGTGTTCCTCCTACAGTTACATTACTCTTTAATGCTGCTGCACCTACGACTGTGACTGTACTTGCAAAGTTAGAAGCTCCTGCTACACTAAGTGAGGATGCTAAACTAACTGCACCACCTATTGTAACTGTTCCACCAATATTTGTATTACCACTAACTGAGACATTATCTTTAAATGTAGCTGCTCCTACAACATTAAGAGTACCACTAACTGATACAAAGTCACCTACATTAATATAACCTGAGACTGAGATGTTTGTTGTAATACCTAACTCAGCTTCTACGTTAGATAGGTTACGTCCATCACCGTAAAAGAATACTGCTGTTACATTACCATTTACATTTACATTACCACTAACTGATACATTATCATTGAATACTGCTGTACCACCTACTGACACATTAGTAGCTACATCTAAGTCTCCACTGACTGATACATCATTCTTAAACTCAGTCTTAGCTGTGAAGGTTCCTGCTCCTGTTACTGCAAGAGTACCACCTAGAGAAGTATTACCTTCTACTGATACATTACCCTTAACTCCTAGAACACCACTAACTGATACGTCATCTTTAAAGGTTCCTTTACCTACGACTGTAACTGTTGAGCTAAACGTACCTGCCCCAGTATTAACCAGTGTGCCACCTATAGAGGTATTACCTGCTACAGCCAAGGCTCCACTTACAGAGACATCATCCTTAAATACTGCTGTACCTGTTACTGTGACTGTCCCATCTATAAGAGCATTACCTACTGAGATACTACCACCAATAGAAGCTGTTAGTCCTGTTAATTCTGAACCATCTCCAAAGTATTTAGCAGCACATACTGTACCTGCTACATGCATTCCTGAAGCTAGACTAGCTGCTCCTGATACTCCAAAGGTTCCATTAACATGTACAGAGTTGGTTGCTATTCTTAATGCAGTCTGAGTACCATCTGCTGTCTGTACGTTTGTTAGAGAGGTTGTAACACCTGTCCCTGTTGTACTTGCATTAACTGTAAGTAATGACTTGTACGTATTAGATATAAGTTTACCATTAAAATCTGTCATATTGCATTCCATGTTCTATTTGCAAGTTGCCACGTTGTATTACCTTCAACAACAACTAAAAGTTCATTAGTTTCTTGAGGAGAAGTAGGACCATTTACCATTGTAATCCACTGTGCATATTGATCCCATGTTATTCCCCTACCACCTGTATCAGGTCTAGGATCTTGTACCATAGGATTGTCTCTAACATCTGGCACTTGATTTAATGGACTATTCTTTAAGTCATACTGTCCCTCAAAGTCTTCAGGACACACAAGTAATCCATAACTGTTTAATCTCATTACACTACGTTGATACACAAATCCACATGTATCACACATAGCTAATACGTTTGTTGTCTTACCTCTTGACATTAAGTATAAAATGTCAGTCTAGGTAACAAGTAGAGAGAAGCACGTTCACGATCTTCTTCCATTGCTCTAGCTAACATTTCCTCATAGTTTGTTTTTAACATTGCTATTCTAGTGTCTGGTACAAGAGGACGCTTCATAGACATATAGTAAGCTAGTCCCATTGTCAAACACGGTAAAAATCTTTTAGGTAGATCTGCATTCTGATCAGCAGACCTATCTACATCAGTCATATCACTTACTGTTTCTATCTTAAGTACATCTGTAGCATTCTCTGGTATAGGCCACACTGATAGTGTAGGGTTATCTCTACCTCTACGTATGCTATACTGAGATGGTCTACCTGTTTGAGTTGGTGCAGGTATGATTAAGTATTCTTCTGGAGTAATCCTTGTAAGCTGTATGTCTGTATTATCTCTGCTGAGTACAACCTCAAGAGCATTAATAGTATTGCTACTTAGTTCATATGATGTCACACTGGTTGCTAGAGTTACAGCCGTTGTTCCTGTAGTCCATAGAAGTATACCTCTGTTCTGCCAATCCTTAAGCATAAGGTTAATAGAACGTCTTGCAGAAGCAGGTTCATGACCAAGGGTATCTTCTCCCCCTATCATCTCACTAGCCTCTTGTATAACTTCATCTATGTCTAGATTAAAGTTGTATGTTCCTGATACTGCCATTATGCTGTCCTAAATTTTCTTGTTTTCTTTGCTATCTTCTTAGGTTGTTTAACGAACTGCTTTCCTGCAGCAGTCCCTTTCCTCTTTGCTTTCGTGGTTGCTGCATACTCCTTTGATGACAGGCTTTTGATTGCCTTCGCTGGAAGATATCTTTCTCCTGTCTTGCTTGACGGTTTCCCTGACTTGGTTCTCCATTTTTGCTTGCTCCACTTACTTAGTTTATTACTAGACTTTTTCTTTGGTCCTGAGTATGTTCCACCTGAACTTTTATAATACTTAACTGCTAGTTGCATTGCCCTTGCTGAATGCTTACCACCCATCTTAGCTTTTGCTCTAGCTTTAGCAGCAGCCCATTTCTTAGGATCACGTTTAGTAGCTGTACCACTAGACTTTTTTTTTCTTACTGCCATTACTTTTTATGTACCTTCTGAACTTCAAAGCTTGCTTTCTTAGAAGCACCTCTATGTGCTTTATAACCAGCAGAAGGGTTTTTCATAAGCTTAAAACCTTTACCAGCTTTCATCCAGTGGTATCCTTTAGGAGCATCTACAGCTTTTCTCATTAACATCTCCATCTTTTTCTAGCTTGTCTAAGTCTGCTATTTGGATTCTTAGCAGCCTTTGGAAATTTCTTCATCTGTCCTGCTGATCTAGCACAGTAGCTCTTACGCCTTGATGCTCTCTTACCAGTAGGTTTCTTTTCAGTTACGGCAGTCTTTAGTTTAGATCCGGGATTCTGTCTTCTATATTTAGCAACACCCTTGGCAGTCATACCAGCACCAGACTTAGTAGGACGTTTCTGTCCTCCTCCTATGGTCATGCCCTTCATATTACTAGGCTTTCTTTTTTTCTTAGTCTTCGCCATAAGTGTTCCTGTATTTCTGTACTAGATAATCACAGTAATCTTGAAACCATACATGCCAATCTTTGTAATCTTTTCTATCTGGCTTATGTATAGTAAAGTCTATTTTATCAGTATTACCATAATCCATTAGTACATCTTATTAGAATAGGTAGCTTTACCAAATCCTCGTAAGGCTTTGCCACCACCTCTACGAAAGACTACTTTCTTTCTAGGTTTAGCTGGTCCACCCATGTTACGTTTAATCATACCACCTTTTTTCTTACTTACTTTACCGCCAACTTTACGATCTTCTCTATCTTCTATAGGTGTGCTATCTAATTCAATAGTACCACCGAAAGGTGTTTTCATTTTTCTTACACCAGTTGGCCCTAAAAATATTCCTTTTGGCCCTGATATTTTTTCAAACCCTAAGAAACTTTCTTTTTTAGGTGCAGCTTTCTTTGTTTCTTTAGTTCTGTTCATTGATTCTTTATTACCTCTAGGTGTATACCCCGGAGTTTTTCCAGTAAACTTACCAGCACCTGCATCCTTTTCGTCTTGAGTTCTTTTACTAGTTATTTTTGCAGGTTGATTAGGTTTTGGTCCTCTAGGTTTTATCTTGTTTAGTTTTTCTAATTCATTAGCATTTAATTTCTTCTTACCTGTAGATGTAACTTTCTTTTTTACTACAGGAGCTTTAGCTCTAATACTAGGATGCCCCGGAGACTTCCTTTTATCTGAAGGTGTTAAAGCTACACGTAATTGTTCTACTTGTTTTTTACTATAAGTTTCATCTTTAGGTAAATTCTTTTTAATTTTTGTAGATGTTATACGTTCTTTAGGACCAATCATTTTTTTAAGTTTAGATAAGATACTACTAAATTGTTTCTTTCCTTCAGGAGTAAGAAAATTTAATGAAGGACTTGTAGTAGTTTTAGGTTTATTATTTACTTTCTTTTTCTTTCCAAAACCATCATCAGAATTTTCAGCAGGTTTTTTAGACATAGTTTTTCCAGTACCTTGGTTATAAGTACTAGCTAAGTTTTGTTCTCTTTTTTCTTGTAATTCTTTTTTCTTTTTTCTCATTGCAGGAACAACATTCTTCATAGTTTTTCTTCGTTTTTCTTCAGTAGAACTTACTGTTGTGCTGTTCTTTTTATTATTAATTTTTTTAGTAGAAGGTTTTCCAAAATTACCTTCAGAATATTCATTTGTAATAGGAGTTACTTTTGGTTTTTTAGGAATTTCTCTACGTTTAATATTTTTAAATTGTTGTAACTGTAATATTCTTTTTCTTTGACTAAGAACTGGAGAATTAATATTTTTTAATTGTTTTAATTCTTTTGCTTCTTCTGCTGTTAAAGCCATAACTACTCTCCTATTGAAACTTTGAAAGACTTACCCTGAGAGTAATCTTCTTCTACAACTACGTCACTCTCTTTACCTGTAACGCTTGGGCCTTTACGAGCAGCACCATATCCCTGTCCAGTTGGTCTGCCTAATACTTCATCCAAATCTACTGGAGTTGGTATCTGTGATATGGGTCCACCCATTTAACTTCTCCTTTTCTTTCTTTGCTTCTTATTTAATTTACTTAGTTTTTTCTTTTTCTTTCCGGGCTTCATAATCTGCTGTCTAACAGATCCACGACTAATCATCGTATCCTGCACCAGCTACTTTACCACCACTCATACGATAGGTAATCTTACCACCATACTTTTTAGGCATCATTTTAAAATCTTGTCCAGTGATCATACCATCTTTATTCATATCAAGTTTAGCTTGTCCTCCTACTAAACCACCCATATCTTTATAGATCATACCACCACCTTTTCTACCAACAGCTTTCTTAGCTTTTTTAGCTGCTTTTTCAGCCGCTTTCTTATTCTGCTCTTCAACCTTTTTAGAGAAATCAGAATCAGTTCCTTTAGTTCTTTCGTTCATTAACTTGCTCCCTGTGCTATGGTATCTGGACCACCAGCAGGAGATGCAGCAACTGCCATGTCATCTTGTCTGGTACGTCTTGCTTGATTTCGTAGTGCTAATATAGCATTGTCATACTGTGCTTGCCATACTGGTAGTGTATTCCAATCTTTCATGTACATAGTTGCTTCTATCATACAACCTGCAAAGAGAGCATTATAACAATACTCACTAAAATAATTCTGTGTTGTTACGCTTGTTCCTGTAGCTGATGCTAGAGGTAGTGGTTGTGATTGTGTTTGTATCTCAACTGTTATTGCTGAAACAGGAGTAGGCACAATCTTTATATTAGAGTTATCTCTTCTTGTGTAATATCTAGGACTACCTGTAGATGCACTAACAGGCCAATAGTCATTAACATACTCTGATGTTCTTTGTAATAGATTAGTTATAGTTGTACCTGTACTTACAATGTAGTTTACATTACGTACAATACGTACTCTATCATTTAGTGGTACAGCACCTGCATTACCAGAGGATACTGACACACTTGTATATTCAGTCATACCTTGATCATCTAGATCTTTGACTAAACGAAACTCTGTCTTCTTAACAAACGAAGACACTTGAGTAGAGAACTCAGTAGAGTCATTCTCAGTTGTGTTAATCAAATCTGTTTTTAGATATGAGAATGTAGTCATATCTTAGCCTAAGTATAAAGTAATTGTAGGAAGCATTGTTCCTGTTCCTGATGTTGCAACACTTACAATACCATTAACACCAACTCCCATATCTCCTATATACTGATCATTAGAATCTAACGCACCTACACGATACCTAATAGCTGTTCCTTTAGCTGTCTTGTTGGTAATCTGTTTGCTACCTGTAATAACAACCTCACCTGCAAGAGTAGAATATGTATGTATTGCTAAAACTCTTGTTGTTGTTGGTGAATTTTGTCCTATGCCTTCTTCGCCTACAGTTAGGTTACTATCAATATAACGAAATCCTGTTATGATTGCACCATCACTACTTACGTTTTGTGCTACTTTAACATTTGTACTCATATCATCTCCTTATAATAATGAGGAAGAGGTTTCCCCCTTCCCCATATATTAATTAACCTGCGCTACCAAAGAACCCACGCCAATCAGAAACACCAAAGCTATAACGCTCCCGTGCCTTGAAACGAAGGTTACCAGTGTCGAAGTCTGGCTCCATCTTAGTTTGAAGAGGAGTACGGTTGAACATCTTAGTACCATTAGGTACGTCAGTCTTGACAAAGTAAGCGTCAGTGTCTGTGAACCTTCGGTTGATGTAGTACCCATCTGGTAGCATACCTAGGTGACGAGTAGCATTGATTGCATTCGTATTAGGGTTAGCACCTGCTGCACTCGTTTGAGTGTTGCCGGGACTAGATAAAACACGATCTGCAATAGCCCATGAGTCAACTGGGATATGTAGACTTACTGCACTTGCACCAATTAAGATACCACGATCATCAGAGATTTTCTGAATGTTCGTTAGAATGGTTTCAAGTGTAGCCTCTGACAGGTCAGCAGCAGCAGCTAAGTTGCTCTGGTTACCAGCAGAGATTGTTGGGTGTGCAGCAGAAAAGAATGCAGCCCCATCACCAATGGTATCTGTGAAACCATTGTTGAATAGATTTGCAGCTTTAACCTGCTTAGTGTTAGCCATTGCACGAGCAAGACCTTTAGCACGAAGCTTGGCAAACGTATCATATAGATTGTCTTCCATTGCTTCTTCTGTAATAGCAAATGCTAATGCTACAGTCTCAGCCGTATAACGTGCTACGTAACTTTCTTGTGCGTCATCATAAGTAACGGCAGCACCTTCACCTTTAGTTGGGGCAGACCCAAAACCAGTGAATAGTACTTCTTCTTCAAAAGCACGATCTGAGTTTTCTACTTCGTAGAGAGGTTTATGTTCATCATTAACTTCTCCATACTCAACTCCAAACACAGCGTTTAAGCCGGGAAGGAGTTCTTTACTAATACTAGCTCTATTTATAGCCATAATAAATCCTTCCTATTAAGCAGTAGATGCTGTTGCCGTGACATAACGATCACGGTGTGTGTTAAGAAATACTTCCACGATTGGAAATGCGTCACTATCACCTTCATCAGGATACTGCGCTCTACCTATAACTCGTGCAGCCTGTTCTGTTTCAGCACCAGATGCAGCTAATAGATAGTAACTAGATTGACCAGTTGTAGTATTTCCTGAAGATGCTGTTGAACTGACTGTCACATTGTAGTTCTTTACAATGAGAGCTTCAGCAGCAGATAGGGTTAGTGAACATTGAATATGATAGGTCTGATCTGGATCAGTTATCACAAAGAATTTTATATCTGTGGCACTTGTTCCACCCGGCCAATACCGAGAGAATTTCTGCTCACCATTTTCAACATATTGACAACCCATGAATACTCCAGAAGGTTTAAGCGTTGCAGCAATAAAAGGACTTATTGTTGTAAAGCCAGCACCGGGAAGTACCACTGGATCACCAGTGAAAATGTTGTTAGTAGGTGTACCAGCTAGGCCAGTAGATGACCAAGCAATGATATCAGTTACAGCTTCATTGTTGTAACCTCCACCTTTCTTACGAGCAGGAGTAAAGCCACGAAATGCTTTAGTAGTAGACATGTGTTTCTCCTATAGTTATAGGAAGACTAATCTTGAAAAGACGGTTGTCTTCCTGTTGTTCTTACTGATTTACTTGTATTAGA